GCGTCTGAAGAACAGAAAGAAGTCCGCAGCCGCCATCAAGTCTATGAAGGTGGGCACCGATGAACTGAAAGACCTCATCAAGGGTGCCGTCAAGGAAGCCATGGGCGAGGAGGACGATACCGGCGATGATGGTAGCGATGCTGCCGCCGCGCTGGATGGCATTACCGCAGAGGACATGGCTGATATTATCGAACAGGCCGTGGACAATGCCAACGAGAAGCGCAAGTCCCGCAAGGATGCCGGTGAGGAAGTCGGCGACCTGACGGCCGATGAAGTCATTCAGGAGGCCGCTGAGATTATCGATGCCATGACCGCAGATGAGGGCATGGACGATGATGAAGCCGATTCCGAGGGCAAGGATGACGATGAGGCTGACTCTGATGAAAAGGATGACGACGAAGCCGCTTCTGAGGATGATGCCAAGCGCCGCAAGTCCGCTGCATTCCGCCGTCAGGTGAAGTCCGGCACCGCCCCTGCCCAGCGTAAGTACTCCAGCCTGTTCATGGGCGGCACCGCTTCCGCCAAGAAGCAGCAGAAGAGTGTGCCCCCGCTGGTGAACCTCGCCCGCGCCATCAAGTGTCTGGATGTCTTTGGCCGGCATGACCCGGAACGTGCTGAGTTCTACGCCAAGAAGTACTACGAGGATATGTCCATGGCCCGCGAGTTCAAGGCCATGTCTGCCACCAACCCGACCGCTGGCGGCTTCCTGATCCCGGAAGTCTATCTGGATGAGGTCATCGAACTGCTGTACAGCAAGACTGTTATCAAGGAGCTGGGTGCACGTACCATTCCGCTGGAGAACGGCAACCTGAACATCCCTCGCATGACCTCCGGCACTCGCGCTATGTGGGGCGGTGAGGGCCGCAAGATCGCTTCCACCCAGCCTGCATTCGGCAACCTGCGTCTGTCTGCAAAGCGTCTGGAAGCTATTGTGCCCCAGACCCGCGAACTGCTGATGAGCACCAAGTATAGCGCCGATGAACTGTTCGCCGCTGATCTGTCCCGCCGTATGCAGCTCGGCCTTGACTGGGGCGCTCTGTACGGCACCGGCGGCGAGTTCCAGCCCACCGGCATTGCCAACACCCCCGGCATTGAGAAGATCGACGCAAAGAAGATGGATGCCCAGTATGCCGCAGACGGCAAGCTGACCGCCGATTTCCCGGTCTATGTGAAGTCGCTGGTTATGAGCAAGAACGTGGACGATCAGGCTCTGGGCTGGGCTTTCAACTCCTTTATGGAGGGCTATCTCAAGAACATCAAGACCACCACTGGCGACTACATCTACCGCGACGAGATGAACGCTGGTAACTTCCTCGGCATGCCGTACAAGGTTTCCAATCAGATCCCCACCGACAGCAAGACCGGCTGCACCGAAATGTTCTTCGGCAACTGGGCAGACCTGATGATCGGCGATCAGATGGGTCTGGAGACCTACACCACTCTGGACGGTACTTGGACGGATGAGAACGGTGTCCAGCACAACGCCTTTGAGGAAAATCTGACCGGCACCCGTGCGCTGATGTACGATGACATTGGCGTGCGCCATGTTGAGAGCTTCGCCTACGTCCACAATATCAAGGTTATCTGAGGAGGAAGACTGCTATGAAAAGAGCACTGTTTGATACCGTCACCGTCCTGCCGTTTGCCAGCGGCAATGTGGTTGACCGCACCGGCTATGAGAGCGCCGTGCTGGCTGTTACTGTGGAAGCATCCCAGACGGCCACCATCAAGGTCGAAACCGCCGACAGCACCGCCGGTCCGTATGAGCCGGTCAAGGACAGCCGCATCTTCGTTGATAACCCGGTCAACGAGGATGGCGAGGCCGTCATCGAGAACGAAGCCGAAGCTCAGGCTGTGGCGAACCTCGACATTGACCTGATCGGCTGCAAGTCCTGCGTCAAGATCACCGCCACCAACGGCACCATTGGTGCGCTGGCGCTGGGTGATGCCACCAACTGCCCTGTCAAGGAAAGTATCTGATGGAGGGCTGCATGATGGCGAGAATGTTCAAACCGCCCAAGTCCGCCCCGCGCCCTGCTGAGAACAAAGCAGTTCATGCAAAGGAGCGGAAGACCGCCGCAACCCCGCCTGCGGATTCGCAGGAAGCCCCGGAAAAGGGCGCTCAGTAAAGTTTCCCTCTGATGGGGAAAGCCTGTCAGAGGGCTTTTATTTGGAGGTGTCGTGTTGGCCGTAACACTGAGAGAAAATGCCCTCACCACTCTGGATGCCCTGAAAACCTCGCTCGGCATCGACCCGGCGGAAGAAGATGCACAGCGGGACGCAACCCTTGTGCAGCTTATCAATGCGGCATCTGCGTGGCTGGAAACTCAGCTGGGAAGAAAGCTGGGGAAAAGCACCTACCGGCAAAGATATTGTGGTACTGGAACGCAGCAGTTGTCGCTGGAGCAGTATCCCATTGTCAGTGTGGAACGTATCACGGACACGTTCACCGGGGAAACCATTACGGACTTCGATTTCAACGAAACCGGCGAGATTGGGGTTCTGTTCCGTGAAGATGGATGGACATACCGCGGGCACATCGGCGGGTTGGCCTATGACTACATTGCCCCCAGAAAATATCTGGAGGTGCAGTATGTGGCCGGGTATATTCTGCCGAAAGATGCCACCGAAGGCCATCCGGCCACGCTCCCGGCAGATATGGAAGCCATTGTTTGGTACATGATCGCCCAGCAGTGGGCCATCATTGAAAATGATGCCGCCGGGCTGTCGGCGTTCTCTATCTCCGATGTGAGCTGGACTTTCGATAAGAATATCAGCGAAACATGGCAGTCCGTGATTTCAAAGTATCAGCGGTGGTAACATGAAAATCCTTAAAGATGGATTTCGCGCAGATATGGAGCGCATCAAGCGGGAACTGACAGCGCTGCAAGGCGTGAGTATTCATGTGGGTATTCTGGGAGACGCGGGAAGCGACATCCTGATGATTGCCGGTGTGCATGAATATGGAGCGACGATCAGTGCGAAGAATGTCAAGCATCTGGCTATTCCGTTGAATATGGAAGCGAAGAATGCTGGCAGTCCCCGCAAATTCAATGACCTGCGGTTTATTCCCATTTCTCCCGGCTATGGCTTTTTGGTACGCGACAGAAAGCATCCCCAGAAAGCCCCCGGTAGAAAGAAGCAGGAAAAACATGATGCAAAAAAGCATCCGAGCGGCGGCGAAGAAGACCCGCGCCCGAATGAGGACTACGAGTGGATGTATATGCTGGTGGACAGTGTGACCATCCCGGAACGCAGTTTCATCCGAGCGAGTTTCGACACCGGCAAGGCCACGCTGGAAAATATCTGCAAAGAAGCTGTGGATGGCATCATTTTGAAAAAATGGACGGCTCAGGAGGCGGCAGACTACATCGGAAAGTGGGCGGTCGAAATGACCCACGACTACTTCAACACGAAGCTGTCACCGCCAAAGTCTGCTACAACGCAGTTGACCAGCACCCAGTATCAGCCCCTGTTTGATACAGGGCGGCTGTACAACAGCATTTCGTACAGCGTGGAGGGTATCTGATCTATGAGAAAATGGAAAGGGCCGCAGATTCCGCGAAGCCTGCTGCACAGTATGTACGAGGTGCATACCGAGGGCGGCGGCTATGATAAGGAGCAGGGCGGACAGTGGAAGCCGGGAACAACGGTCGAAACTGTTTTTCAGGGTGTTGTGATGCCGCTGAACAATGAGGATTTGCAGTACATTGACAGCGGAAGCTATACGCTCAATGCTCAGAAAGTCTATACGAATGGGCACACCCTGCAGGTGGGCGCCCAGTTCCGGGATGGGTTTGACGGCCAGATCTATACGGTCAAGCAGGAGCTGACTCACGGCCCGGTGCATTCGATGAAGCGCTACATGGTTGAGAAGAAAGGGGAGAGCAACCCGAAATGAATTTCAGGGAACTGCGGAACCGCCTGATCTCTAGCCTGTGGGATTACATTGGATGCCCAGTCATTCTGTCAAATCAGGTCCAGCCAGAAGCTGAGCCGCCGTTCTGTATTTATACGGTAACTGCACCGTATATCCCGGACGGTGGCATGGGTGACTATGAGATTGCTGATGTTGCCGAGGGCGTGAAGATTTCTCGGCTGGAAATGCCCTCGGCTACATTCTCGTTCACCTTTTGCAGCCAAAACCGCACTGCGGAGGATGGCTCTGCGGTGAACGGTGAGGATGAAGCGTGGGCGGTCGCTGATAAGGCTATCAGTTATTTTAAGCACGCCGGGCAGGATGATTTCCTTGCGCTGGGTGTGACGGTGGTTGATGTGGGCCAGGCACAGGACCGCACAACGCTTCTTGTGGACGAAGCCGCCCGGCGGGTCGGCTTTGATGTGCAGATTCGGTATACCCGCATTGATGAGCGCGAAACCGCGTCCATCGAAAAAATCAAAATTTAAGGAAAGGACTGAATTGGATGAAAGATATTCAGGTTTTTACCGCGCTCGATGCAAAAACCGTGGCGGCGGAAAAGCTGGACATCCTGCTGCTCTCGACCGAGGGCGCGGCTGACATGGCGACCTACAATGACCTTGAAAAGCTCAAGGCGGCATTTCCGGGGAAAAAGGTCGCGGCCATGGCAGACAAGATGTTCAATCAGGATAACACCCTTGCAGATACGCTTATCCGCAAGGTGCGTGTGGCTGGCATCGAAAATCCTCAGAATGTGGGCGGCACTGCATCCCGCATTGAAATTGCATTCGGCGAAAATATGCCGACCGAAACGCTGGAAGCCAGCACCGCCTACTATGCCAAAATCGGCGGCAAGGCTGTGGTGGAGATCACCACCAGCGAGGAAGTGCCGGTGGACTGCACCGGGCTGGCAAAGCTGTTCGCAGGAACGTCCTTTGAGGAAGATGGTGTGAAGTTCACCGCTGCGGTGGACGACAATACCGTGACCTACACCAGTACCACCCGCACGGCTGTTTCTGGCTATGCGGAGAGCATCAGCCTGTACAAGGATGCAGACTGCTTCGAGGATATGGGCCTGAGCGGCGCTGTCGTGTCGGTTTCCGTAGGCAAGGCGGATACCACTAAGGCCGAAAACCTCATTGCCGCCATCGAAGACCTGCGCGACCACAACGATGACTGGTATTTCATTCTGACCGACGTTACCGACCCGGTCTGCGTGACTGCCCTGTGCAAGTGGGCGGAAAGCACGGAACCCACGGAAGCAGCGCTGGGTGCCGGTGTGGAAGATCACCGCAAGTTCTACTTCGGCCAGACCAACGACAAGGAATATGTCAACGAGTATGGTCGCAGCGTTGTTACCTATGCTGATAATCTGGCCGAGTGGGCGGATGCAGCATGGGTCGGCAGTGTCGGTCCGTTCTGGCCGGAGAGCGTCACATGGAAGTGGAAAGTGCCGGACGGCGTGAGTGTTGCGGACCTCCGCGACAGTGAGCGCGACCTGCTGGAGGAGAACCGCGTCAATTTTATGACAGCGGAGTATAAGCACGAGTACATGAAGAACGGCATCTGCGGTGATGGGAATTTCATCGACAATGTGCTGGGTGCCGACTACATCACCCATCAGATCCGCGAAAATCTGTATGAGATTTTCATTGCCAACAAGAAGATTGCCTACACGGATGAC